TGAAAAGCAAATTAAATGAATTGAGATTGGATGCTGGTATTGCCCGTATCGAAAACCAACAATGGTTATGTGTGCTGGACAAAGAAACTGGTATGCTGATTGACCCCTTGATTGGGTTGGAAAAGTTCGCCGAGTTGATTGTACAAGAATGTGCCGCTCTTGCTAAATCTAAGTCTGAACATATTCAATCAATGGAAACAGATGACCGTGGTGACCAGGCACAGATACACTCTCTAGCCTGGCAGTTTGAAGAATTCGGATATGAGATAAAGAAACATTTTGGAGTCAAAGAATGAAATGGATAGCATTTGTACTAGTGATTATGGTTATATCTTTTCAAATGAAGGACCAACCTCGTAGGTCTTTATGGAACTCGGGGTCTCCGGTAACAGTTAAGGAAGCTATATGCCTTGGATTGAGAATGTAGCGGCAACTGATGTATCAACTAAGTATCACCACGATGCCGGTGAGAATAGTATGTTGATTAGCATTACCGATCCGGCAAGTTGGAGACCGACTCCTGCACATAAGTTTAAGGAAATTCATCATTTTGAATTCTTAGACATTGAAAAGAATGACGAGTGTTTAGATGAAGCCATGCGTTGTAGTCAGGAACAAGCCGATGAGTTGGTAAGACTGTTACAATATGCACTAGAAAATAGAATGAATGTTGTGGTTCATTGTTTTGCAGGTATATGTCGTAGCGGTGCAGTAGCAGAGATTGGCGTACAGTTAGGATTTGATGATGTTGGTAATTTTCGTAGCCCTAACTTACTAGTCAAGCATAGAATGATGAATGCACTAGGTTGGGAATACGATGAAAATGAAAAGCCAAACATTGATGATTGGCGCAACTTTAAGAATGATGTGTAATGGAAAAATTAGTAGTTGATGGTAAAGTAGCAGTGTTGTACAGCCCCGGATATGGGGCTGGCTGGTCTACTTGGAACACCGTGTATCCAGAAATCATATTTGATCCAGCGATAGTTAAGTTGGTGATAGAGAAAAGATTTGATGAACTTGAAACTTTTGTGACATTGAAATATGAAAAAATCTATACCGGCGGATTAATGGATTTAGAAGTTGTATGGGTCAAAGAAGGTAGACTATTTAAAATAGAAGACCACGATGGTAATGAATTTATAGAGTACAAAGATGAAGAAGATGGTTGGTTTGTGGCATAAAGGAAAAGAATGTATAAGATAGAAGAAAAAGAATTTGAGACACTTGATTTGGCAATGGCACATGCAAAAGAATTGAATGTCTTTGTCACAATCAAGGGTGCTAAATTTGAAATATGTGGTAAATTTGGTGTTGATAGTGTTGCTGATGGTAAGTGCCCCGATGGTGTAGCATACGATTGGAACAAGGCAAGCCGCATTGGACGAGTTAAAAAGGAAAGAGTATAAAAGTATTACCTCCCAAAGGTTGACAATAAATGGCTTTGGGTATACAATAGAGGCTTCTGTAGTGAAAAGGAGCTTTTATGTCTTACGTTGTTTTCAAGCATAACAAAGAATACGGTCCTCGCAAGGGTCTTGAGGGTCCGTTTCACTATCCCAATGGTCAGGTTCTGTATTACGATCCTAAAGAAGGTGAGTACTACGATCCTCGTACCGATTTTTACGTTGACCGTGACGAGGTCGCTGAATTGCAAAATTCAATTTTTGAAGTACTCAAAAAGTAGTACTTTTTAGTTATACCCAACGGTTGACAATAAATGGCTTTGGGTATATAATACTTGTATTGATTGATTAAAGGAGCACACAAATGCGTACACCGACAGTAATTTATGGTTTGAAGAATTCACAAAAATTCCGTGTGATTTTCAAGGGCGATGGCTCTGAAAACGAAATTGGATTGTACATGACAATCAGTCAAATGACTACTATGTTTGCTACCACTCTTGCACGTACACTGGTTTGGGAAGCATTACTTCAATTATCATTCATGCGCCAAGAGGCACAAAGATATAACGAGCCTGTCCCTACAGGTCTCGGTACGACAATTCGCAATAAGCAAATTCAAGTTGATTTAGTTTAAGGAGATAAACATGAAATTAGAAACTGCTATCAAGGTCCTGCTCAAAGAATGCGAATTCTTAGGTCAGAATATTTCAGCCCTCTTAGAGGATATTGCACGAAACGGTCGTATGACTTATAGCGAAAAAGTAGTACAAGCCGCAAATGTGTATAACAGCCGCGGTTGACAATAAATGTCTTTGGGTATATAATAGAATCTTAAACAGTTAACAACAGGAGTTTGCAATGGGTACACGTTCACTTATCGCAGTTGTTCATGGTAATAACTACAAAACAGTTTATTGTCATTGGGATGGCTATCTATCACACAATGGTCGTATTTTGCAAGAACACTATGATTCACCTAAAGCAAACAACCTTGTTGCATTGGGTAATGTCTCTAGTCTCCAGCCCAACATAGGTGAAAAGCATCCCTTCAGTGCGTTTGACATTCCCGGCATGTCTGCAAGTGCATGGGAAGATAAGTATGGCAACATGACTACATTCTATGGTCGTGACCGTGATGAAGAAGGTCAAGAGTTTGTCACACACACCAGCAAAGAATCATTGATTGAACATTTCAATGATGGTTGGTGTGAGTTTGCATATATTATGAAAGATGACACTTGGTATGTTATGTATCAAGGTGACGAGAATTTTTATTTGTTGTCAGAAGAATTAGCCAAAGAAAAAAACACGGTAGAGGTAAAATAATGAAAAAGGTACTAATTGTATTAGCAACATTATTAAGCACTGTTGCCTTTGCTCAGGATAATTCAGATCCTGAGTGCAAGGCTAATCAATTCAATTGTACATTTCAACCTGAACCATGGAAAGGTACAGTTGAAATTAAACCAATTTCAAATATCGTTGAAACTTGCAATAGATTGATGCAAGCTAATTACACTAATGTTCTAGCATGTACCACTAGAGTTAGTTCTACTCACTGTATAATTTATACAAAGATTAATGTTTCTATGGCAATTATTGGACATGAATTGCGTCATTGTAGCGAAGGTGCTTGGCACAAATAACCAAAAACATTTACAAGGTATGTGTAATCACGTATAATATAATATATGAATGTAACACCTACCGATAATGTTGATGAGTTAATTCGTCAAGCACAGGCTGCACATGATAACAATGTTAGGATAACCCGTTTTTGGGAAAACTTACACAATATACACAATAAAGAAAGAACTAGGCAAGAGCAATTAAATAGGAACAGGGAAATGATGATGCTAGACAAACTCTACTATGAAAAGGCTCGAACCAAATCTGTAATGGTCAAGGGCACAAACGTGGATTTATATATTTGAACTTTCTAACTTAGAAAAGGTAGTGATTGTATGACATACAAGACAATTTATACAGAGGTTGAAGTTGATGTTGACCTCGAAGATTTTGAGACCGATGACCTAATTGAAGAATTAGAAAATCGTGGTACAGGTGTTATGGACTATGGTAATGGTAAAGAAGTGCTTGAATCGCTTTATCAAAAGCGTAGACTTGGATTAGATTATCAAAGTGAATTAGACCAATTGATTTGGCTTGGCTTGGGGAAAATACTATGATTAATTTAAAATTTTCAATTGACTACCCTTTTACTAGATTGTCATTCAATCATATTTTTAGTCGTTGTTGGAATACATTTATCAAAAACAAATATTTTGAAATTGAAGTGTTGCAGGATTGTGAATATCTACTTAACTTTAATTTTAATTGGACAACTAGATGCGACCATGCAGGTATTAGACTAGAATTTGGTTTGTTTGGTTATGAGATATTATTTAACCTATGCGATAATAGACATTGGGACTATCACGCAAATACTTGGGTGAAAGAAGATTGACAAGTTAATAGAAGTCTGATAGAATGATTTTTTAAACAAGGAGAAGTTTATGTTAAGAGGTTTATTTAGAGGTACGTTGGACATTTTGTATGATAGCCATAATAGTGCTAGGATTAAAATGAACAATCATATTCGTACATTTGATGAGAATACTACTGCCAATACATTTATTAAACAAAGTGTAATTGGTTTCTGGCGTATGATTTTTGAAATTTTATTGAATTTGTACTTAGTGTTTACACTATCATTAGTAACTGCACTTATTTTATGTGTGGTTGTTGTAGCTTGGCCATTTACGTTTTTATCTGTAACCTTCACGTCATTAACAGAAAATATATATGACGAAAAAAAATTACAACAACAAGTAACCGCAGAGCTTGCTAATAAGGAAGCAACAAAAGTTGAACCTTCTATGGATGCTCCTGTAACTAAAATTAAATCTAAGGTATAATCATGGCCACTCTAGTTAAACATGAATGGCACCAAGTTGATAGTCAATTTGCACTTGAATTGGATGAAAGTATTCTAAGCGAAATCTACCCTGATTTATCTGAGGATGAGATTGCTGAGAAACTTAAACAAATTGAAGAAGGCGAAATTGACGTTGAAGAAATTGTCAATGATGCTTGGGAAAACGATGTTGAACTAGAGTGGGACCGTCAGTATGATGACTGGTGGACTGAACGCAAGGGTGGTTACGAAGTTACTTATGAAATGGGTGATGAAGATAGTTGGCATACACCACACAAAGAACCTGAACCTTCACACAAGTGTACTAAGTGTAAGTGGACTGGTAAAAGTTATGAAACAGGTACAGCACATCTGCGTGAAGATGGTACTGTAATTGAAGATTATTTCAATTCAGACGAAGAATCACATAGTAATAAAGATATTTGTCCAATGTGTGATAGTGATACTAAACTAACCGAAGTTGGTCTTAAAGAAAAGCAAGAACGTGATGAACTCATGGCACGTTGGGCGGCAGAAGAATCGGAAGATGAAAACTAAAGAAGAAATTATCCATGACATGTGCTTGACTTACAGACATGACTATGGGTTGCGTAAAACAGACAACGAACCAAATTGGACAGCAGGAATGACTGAACAGGATGCCAAAATGCTTTACAAAACAATGGAACAGATATATAATAACAACGTTGAACCTATCATTGACCACTACAAGGAAAAAGAAAATGCATCTAAGACAAATAAATGAAATAACAGCCCATCAAATTGTTGGTGGTAGTGACTATCAATGGCATTGTTATCCTGACGCCCGTATGTTAGATTACGAAAGTGATTGTGCTTACATCAATGTGGTGTATAGCACTAGGAACCAAGAAATCTATGATGCTACTGTAAGCATTAACGCTGATGCATGGGGTAAAGAAGATAAAGACATGCGACCTTATCGTTGGTTGAATCCTAAGTATAAGGAAGCATACCACCAAGAATGCAAGACTCGCAAAATCAAAAAGAACATTGCATGGGATGATGTTAAATGGATTGACTTAGAAGTTGCAGAAGATTTCTTAGAGAAGGCTATAGCAATCTTTAATGGTGAATCACATGACACACGTGTTCAAGTTCCTATTGAATTGGAAGATGACGTTATGTTACACTTGTGCATGGAAGCACATAAGCATGATATTACACTGAACCAAATGGTTGAGAAAGTATTACGTGAAGTAATAAAAACGCATGAATAATTTTTTATATGATACATTTGAATGGATAAAAAGTGATTACAAAACTAACAAATTTAGATTTTGTGTTGAAGTTGTTGCTTGGGGTATTAGCATTGGGTGTGCTATCACAATGGCTGCGACAGTTCCAAATCCACCTTTATTGGCACTTTACCCTGTTTGGATTGCAGGGTGTGCTATGTACGCTTGGGCTAGTTACACTCGCCGATCGTTTGGTATGCTTGGGAACTACCTATTACTCACAACAATAGATTCAATTGGTTTAATTCGCATGTTAACATAAGGAAAGAAAATGTCAAAGAAACATACAGTATATATTCAAGAAGATCCCATTACAGGTGATTTGATATTGCCTTTCCCTGAGGGCATGTTAGAAGAAATGGGATGGGATGTTGGTGATACACTTAAATTCAAAACACACAAAGATGGGAGTTTTACTTTGACTAAGAAAGAAAAACAAGATACTGAATGGGTATTGGTTGAATGTATTAGTACATTTAGACAACGTTATATGGTTGAAGTGCCCAAAGGTAAGGCAGAATGGGCATTGGATACTGTTACAATGAACGAAGCCAAAGAGTTTAGTCAGGAACATATCGGTGAACAGATTGTTAGTCATCGTGTTGTAACCAAAGAGGAAGCATTGGTATTGTGTGATGTTGACAATGACTATGGTAGTAGTTGGCCCGAGGAGACAAAAATGAAAAACTTTTTCACAACTTGGCAAGAGCAAGAAAATGATGACTGAATGCAACCCAACTAGTGATTGGAAAGATACAGAATGGAATACTTTTCGTGATTGGATCAGTGGTGTTTTGAAAACCACTGAGGTTCAAGTTACATTCTACAAAAAGGATGGTACTGAACGCATTATGAAATGCACATTAAATCCAGAAGTGTTGCCTCCTGTTGTGGTCAAAGAAGGTAAGAAGGAACGTAAGATTCCTGAAAATTCTATGGCAGTGTTTGATACTGAACTTAGAGAGTGGCGTAGCTTTGTTATCAAATCCGTAAGACATATCAGTTTTACCCTAGAATCTAACGGTTGACGATAAATAAGGTTTCTGTTATACTTATGGCTATGAAAAAAGAAATCTTATCATTCACCGTTAAACAGCCTAAACAACGTCATCACATGATGTTGTTCCAAGCTGGTACACCTTTTAAACAAAAAGTAGTACAAGATAAAACTCTGTATAAACGCAAACCCAAACACCGCAAAAATCTAGACCTATAAGTAATCATATGGATAAAATACTTTGTAAGGATTGTAAGTATAGTAAGGTTTCATTCCTTGGAAAATTACTACGAAATGAGTACGCATATACCTGCACCCATCGTGATAGTTGGTACACCCCCAAGCCTGACAACGTACTAGGCCTGGACAGGCCAGCTTATTATCGGTCCTGCAAGACTCAGCGCATGTACGGCGAAACATGCGGCACAGACGGTAATAATTGGATTCCCAAAGATACATCAAAAGTATTCATTTATTTGCGCCACAAATAGGCAAAAAAAGGTTGACGATAAATGGATTTGGGTATATAATATATCTTGTTCAGTTGATTAAAGGAGTAAACAATGGAACGCTTTTCACAGATTCAACAGGTTAATTCTGCTATCATGTTTGGTAACTTTACCAATGATGAACTGAATAGCATTGCCGATGCAGTTAAGTTTGCCCGTGCTAACATTGCAAAGCAAAACAAACGTGAAATGACTGTTGGTACAGTTGTCAAATTCAAAAATAGCCGCACTGGTATGACAGTGACAGGTACTGTTAAAAAGGTAAATCGTAAGTTTATCCTTGTGAATGAGCAAAAGTCAGGTAGTCTGTTTGGTTCTACATGGAGAGTCCCAGCTAGCATGTTGGAAGTTGCGTAAAAACAACATACCCAAACTTGACAATAAATCGGTTTGGGTATATAATAGAATCTTAGACAGTAAAGAAAAGGAAACGAAATGACTACACTGACAACTGAAATTTATTATGGTATGTATTCTGACGAAGGTAACATGACTGTTCATGGTATCGTGGTGGCTGCCAAAAGTCAAAATCTATCATGGAAACAGACTTTCAAGGCATTGCGTGATTTGGCTGACAGCAACCCTGACAGTTTCGGCGAGGCAATGGACACTGTGGTTCGTGAATGTGTCTATGATGCTATCGGTGCTGACCAACGTGGTGAATGTTTTTATCTGTAAGGAATCAAAATGACTAAGAAAATCTCCATTAAAGTGTTTGCAGACCCCGGTCATGCTTGGGCACGTATTGCAAAATCCAAACTGGTGTCACTTGGCATTGCCGACAAAATTAGTACTTATAGTTACATGAATGGTCCTAATGCTTTCCTGGAAGAGGACTGTGACTTGTCAGTGTTGATGGGTGCTCTACGTGAGCGTGGCTATGAAATTAAATTCAATGAAAGTCACACCAATCGTCAAAGCAAAATCCGTAGTTACAATACATACCGGGCTTGACAATAAATCAGTTTGGGTATATAATATAATCTTAAACAGTTGAAACAAGGAATCAAAATGAAAGCACTTAACGCATATATTTCTCAACAAAACAGCTGGAACTCTTTGTTCAGTGGTAACAAAGTGGTCTATGAAGTTAACACCCCTGAGGGTCGTAAATTTGTAGCACAGAGTATTGATGCCGCATTGAGCCCCGAGAATCTGACTTGCGACGGTGAACTGCCCCGCAGTCAGGTGCAAGCCCGTTATCGTGCATTGACTGGTGCCGCTAAAGACCTCATCAAGTTGGATCCTAGCGTTGCTCAATACATGTACGAATTTTCGGAGTAATAATCATGGAAAAAATTGCTGTTATGATTGGAGCAATTGTCATTGCTATTGCAGGACTATTGTTACTTAGTTTCTTACTAAGTTGGCCGGTGTACATGCTTTGGAATGGTTGCTTGGTTGGAGCCGTTGCAGGAGTTAGTGAAGTGTCCTGGCTACAGGCTTGGGGTATTACGGTGTTATTTGGATTTTTGTTTAAAACTACAGTGAGTAATTCAAAATGACCAATGCAGAAAAAATGAAATTGGCAATCGAAAGATTAGAAGAAGCCAAAGAACTAATGATTGATACATTGGGTGATTTAGATTTTGTACAAGATCACCTTGTCTCCATTGACACCATGATTGATGAATTAGCAGAGTATAGACTTGAGGAGTTAGAAAATGAGTGATGTAATGTTAGAAATTGAAATGATGATTGAGGATGGTGTTCATCCTATGACAATCGCCAGAATGCTTGATATACCTATCGTGTGGGTGTATGATACACTTGAGCAGATGGAACCTAGTGAAGAAGAACTAAGTCCCTTTGCTACACTGAATTCATAATGGTCTACATTAATCTTTTATTTATGGTTATGACTGCATATTGGTGTATTCAGTCAGAAAAGTACTCACTTTCGTGGTACTTGAATGGATTTGCATTCGCCTTGAATGCATACAGTGTTTTGAATTATATTTTTGGATGAAATTAAAATGAGCTATTTTTTGAAGTCTGGTAATACCTTTCGTGTTGCTAGTGATGAAGCGATGGACATTCATCGCAAACTGCCCGCCGGTAACTATGTCATTAAACTGAATGAAATGTCCGGTGAATTGTATTTGGAAGGTATTGATGATTTTAATATCCCAAGCAAAATCTACGGCAATTGTCTAAAGCATACAGACAAGATTATCCGAACCTTTATGGATCGTGATAACGCAACCGGTGTAATGATGACTGGTGAAAAAGGTAGTGGTAAAACATTGCTTACCAAGAATGTTTCTATTCAATTGGCTAAGCAGGGTATCCCTACAATCGTTATCAATGCTCCTTGGAGTGGTGATAAGTTTAATACATTCATTCAAAACATTGAACAGCCCTGTGCTATTCTATTTGATGAATTTGAAAAGACCTACAACGAACGTGATGAACAGGAAGCTATTCTAACATTGTTGGATGGTGTATTTCCAACCAAGAAGTTGTTCATGTTGACATGTAACGACAAGTGGCGTGTTGACCAACACATGCGTAATCGTCCCGGTCGCATTTTTTATATGATTGACTTTAAAGGTTTGGATGCGGACTTTATTCGTCAATACTGCAATGATAACTTGGAGAACAAGGTTCACATTGAAACTATTGTGAATGTCGGTAGTTTGTTTGCTGAATTCAACTTTGATATGCTGAAAGCATTGGTTGAAGAAATGAATCGGTATAACGAAACCCCGCAAGAGGCATTGGAAATGTTGAATGCTAAGCCTGAGTTTGATAATGGTACTGAGTACAGTGTTAAAATCGTACACAACGGTAAGGAAATTGTAGAACCTCGCCGAAGCACATTTGCAGGCAATCCACTACAACCACGAGGTGTTGAAGTTGAATTTGACAGTGATCCGGATGATGATGACAGCGAATATATTTGGAAGACTTTCAAGCCTGACGCATTGATTCACGTTGACGGACGTAAAGGTGAATTTACTTTCAAAGACAATGGAACCACTGTTGTACTGACAAGAGTTGAAAAGACCATGTACCGCATGTACGATGCTTTTTGAAACTAAAAGTATACACACTTAAAAGAGTACAAAAGTACTCTTTTTTTAGGCTAAAAAGGTTGACAATAAATGGCTTTGGGTATATAATAGAATCTTAAACAGTAAACAACAGGAGAAACAAATGGCTTACATGTCCCAAGAACGCAAACAACAACGTGCCCCAGTTATCAAAGCTATCCTCAAAAAGTACGGTGTTAAAGGTTCACTTGCTGTACGCAATCATTCTACCCTTGTACTGAATATCAAATCGGGTAAAATTGACTTTATTGAAAACTACATTGCAACCGAAAGTAATGTATTGCATGGTCGCAAGATGGATCAGGGTCAGATTGACTATCTCCGCAAGAACCGAGCAATCGATGTAAACCCTTACTGGTTCAAGGAACACTATACAGGCGTTGCTAAGGAATTTCTGATAGAAATTTTTGATGCTATGTACGGTTCCGATTATTTTGACGAAACGGATGCTCAGGTTGACTACTTTCATTGTTCACACTATGTTGACGTTAACATTGGTAGCTGGAACAAACCCTATCTTTTGGGTTAATTAACAAGATTTTGGTAACACAAATGGTTGACATTAATAACCCGTTGTGTTATCATTATAACTGTGCTGAAAAGCATATTTTATCAACTAGCTATATTTTTAAAGGAATACAAATGGCTAATCAAACTTTTAAAGTTGCAGGTATTACAGTTCACAACGGTAACGCTAAGGTCCGTTTCACAGATGACATGGTTCGCCGTGTTAAACAATTTGGTAAGGGTGGTGCTACTCGCATTGACTTGATTGAATTGCCCAGTGAGATGACTAAGCTTGAGGCACTTAAGTATTTGTCTACTCACGCTACATTTCAAAGTGCCGAGGATCAGGCAACTATTGCTGACGCTATCACAGACCGCACTAAGGAAGCAAATAAGGGTGAAGTTAAGGTCAAGAAAGCTAAGCCTAGCATTGACGCTATCAAGTCCCGTGCTAAAAAGCAAGTGACTGCCGAGCAAGTTCTCGCAGAAGTCGGAGTTGCTTAATGGATATCGCATCAAAACTTGCTAAGGTCGATGAAAGCATGACCGTTCAAATGTACGACAATGGTTTCATGTTTGAAATCTCGGGTCGTGATAGTGATGACGATTGGGCTACTGCTAAAATCGTTTGTGCTAATATCGATGAAGTTATGACATTGGTTAAAGAGGCTACTACTTTACCCCGTTCATAATTTGTTCATTACAAACAAAGCCACCCTTAGGGTGGCTTTACCATTTATAATTTCATAATGTAAGCTAATGCAAAGTACGGTGGCATGTTTGCGTTAACACCACTGACACCTTCTGTACTATTGGTGACTGCTACAGTAATACCGGTCGTTTTAGTCTCAGATGCACCAGCATTATTTTTAGCATTGAAATTGACACCTGTTACCTGCATAAGATTAATGTTTGCGGCGGCACCAGCACCTCCATACATATAAGTTGAATGGTTATGTCCGGGATCTGTAATTGTTGTTGAGGCAGTATGCGTGTGTGATACTAGTACCGCATCCTTATTACCACCAACCTGATTTACTGAATAAGTAGTTCCTGCGCCAATTACAAATCTATCACGTAAATCAGGCGCGCCATTGGTTCCATTACATAGTGTCCAACCTGCCGGTATACTTGCAA